CTTATGGAAGGAAGTGCAAAAATCATCTCATTAATTGCAAGAGATGAGAATCAACACCTTGCCATTACTCAGAATATTCTGAAAAAATGGGCAGAAGGTGATGATCCTGAGATGAAGCAAATCTTCCAAGAGGAAGAGCAGTGGTTGATTAGTGCATTTGAAAATTGTGTCAATCAAGAAAAACTTTGGGCAGAATATCTGTTCAAGGATGGTTCTATGATTGGTCTGAATGACAAACTGTTACAACAGTATGTTGAATGGATTGCCAACCGTAGAATGAAGGCAATTGGACTCAAACCGATCTATGACATACCCGCAAAGAATAATCCACTTCCCTGGACGGAACATTGGATTTCGTCTAAAGGTCTCCAAGTGGCTCCACAAGAAACGGAAGTTGAATCGTACATTGTTGGAGGAATTAAACAAGACGTTACCGAAGATACCTTCGCAGGATTCTCTTTGTAAGGGAAACTGTAAATGTAACTGTATAAAAACTGAAGATGCAGTAGCAATGTATAAGGAAGCAGCCCAAGCAGATGATTTTTTGTTTGGTAATTATGATGGATATAAAGCATATGGAGAGGGTCTATAAGACCCTCTTTTTTTATAAATATTCGTATAAAGGGAAATTAAGAAATTAAGATGAAAGCTTTATCACAATCCGAATACGGAGAACTTAGAAGTCTTTATGAGCAGATGTATGCTCCAAAAGAAGAATTGGAAATTAATGAAGAACTCATTAATGAAATTTCCGATGAACTGGTAGAAGAATTTATCGAAGAAGGTTATTCTGAAGAAGATGCTATTGAGATTGTTGATGAGGCAATTGATTTTTATGTTGATGCAGTTCTCTGTGAAGCAAGTGACTCATATTATGATAGTGCTGTGAGAGCATCGAAGAAAGCAGCAAAGGGACTTGATAAGGCAGCAAGACAGAAGAGAAGAGCAGGTCAGGCTAGGTATTACAAGAGAAAGGCAGGGGAGGTACTAAAAAGAGCAGGAGACAAAGTAAAGGGTGCTGTTGCAGGTGCTCAGATTGCTGGTTCTATCGCTAAGGATGAGGCAAAAAGAGCAAGTAGAAAGGCAGTACATAGTGCTACCAAGACAGCAGATGCTGTTAAAAGTGCCCCTGGAAAGGCAATGGATAAATCAAAGAAGGGTATCAAAGGATTTATCAAGCGTCAGGCACAGAGAGTCGTAAATCGTATGAGTGAGGAGAACGTAGAAGAACTCTACAAGGGCAAGCACGGTCAGTCTGAGAAGGAGTATATGGACTCTCGTTCAGATGCTGGTAAGCAAATCTCTGGTGACTCCAAACAATCTGGTGCTGCATACTCCCACCGTTCATTTAGAGGTCAAGGCAAACCTGCTAAACCAGGTGAGCGTCAAAAGGCACAGGGTAGAATGACTCCTGCTGATCGCAATGAGTTGGCTATTCGTAAGGCAGCACTGAAGAAAGAGGAACTGGAAGCAACTGGTCTCTTTACAGTAAAAGAGATTGAAGCAATCATGGAAGCAGAAATGAGTGAGGGTTACAAAGAGATTGATGCTAAAAAGCATGGTCGCATGTATGACAGATACAAGAAACTGAGATCTGCTGCTATGCAAGATGCTCGTGACTCCGGTGAAGCATCCGGAACAAACAGAATGAAGATGGGTAAGATGAGTGCTGTTATTGATAAGTCTTCCGAGAATCTGAGAAAGAAGCAAACTAAAGATCAATTAACCGGTAGAGGTTGACATAAAACTTACATAATTCTTCAAGGGGGCTTGACAAGTCCCCTTTTTTTGTGTAGACTACCTTTGTTAGGGTTGAAGGATAAATAATAGCTCATTGAGATCTATAAGATGAGCTATGAAAATCAGTGGACTTATGAAGGGAAAAATTTTAACTCTGATTCTATTGACGAGTACTTTGGCTTTGTCTATTGTATTACCAATAAGTCCAACGGACGATCGTACATTGGTAGAAAGTATTTCTGGTCGTTTAGAAAACCACCAGGAAAGAAAAGAAAAGTAAAACAAGAATCTGATTGGAAGAAGTATTATGGTTCTTGTCCAGAATTAAAAGAAGATATTAAAAAGTATGGTAAAGAGACCTTCAGTAGAGTTATATTGAGTTTGCATAAGACGAAAGGTCTTTGTAACTATGAAGAAACAAAACAACTATTCTTAAATAATGTCTTATCTGAGGAACTTGACAACGGCACTCCTGCGTATTATAATTCCAATATCCTCGGACGCTACATGCGAAAAGATTATGGTAACTTTGGAAGACACTCTGAAGACAACTCATGACTGGGCAGTTGACAGAATGCACACTCTATGTGAAATGGAGACTTATGACGTGTTAGAGTCTGTGGAGAATGCTCATGCGATTCAATCTGAGTTTGCCGAATGGCTTGACCCCAATACTGAAGACCATGAGATTTTTTCTTTGGAATATCTTGGTGAAGATTGATTCACTAAATATCCCGTGCCGTGAAGAACATCATGTTCTTGTGACGGATGCCGAATTCTTTTAATTTAATGCTTAACAAAATTATTCTTGGTCTGCTTGCAACTTCTATTCCAGCAGCATGTGCCTATCCTTCGATTAGTCAACTTGAAACTCCACCTAAAGTTGATGTTTCTGTAAATGAAGAGAAGGCAGTTGTTCTTGAAGTTGTAGAGAAGACCTGGACATGTCCTTCCTGTAATGAAAATGAGAAGTATGTTCTCAAAGAACTTCAGGAAAAGACAAAAATTTCAGATCGTAATGCACTGGCAACGATTTTGGGCAATATTAAGTCCGAAAGCAATTTTCATTCAAATATTTGTGAGGGAGGTGCAAGAGTTTCATATGACAGATGCCACTCCGGTGGTTATGGTTTGATTCAATGGACTTCTATCGGACGTTACAAAGGACTTGGTAACTTTGCACTTAAATATAAATGTGACCCAAGTTCATTAGAATGTCAAACTCGTTATATGATTAACGAAAATGTTTTCCAACGATATCTTCCCGAATTTGAAGGTTCTGGTCGCACAGTATCTCAATATATGGTTCCGGCATATTATTGGTTAGGTTGGGGAATTAAAGGATATCGTGAACACTATGCTTATGATTACACTAAAAAAATGGTACTAGCATGACAAGATTCTTAAATAAAATCAAAAACACAATCAGTGAAGTTCAAAAAAAAGTTGAGACACAAACTTCTCTTCTTCAAAAAAAGAATGGAAGTTATAAAGTTGAGTGTGTAATTGATGAAGAAAAGGTTGACTGTAAAGATTTTCAAGAACCTTATATTGCAGTTCCAGCACCTATAGTTTTACCTGACGATCCTTGGTTTGGCGAATCAATTAAAACAGAAAAAGGTATTAAATATGAAGAGCAAATTGCCACAGAATCTAAAATTAAAGAAGACCAAAGAAAAAAAGAGATTGAAGAAACTAATGAAGTTAGAGAGCCTGACAACATTCACCAAGTAATGTACGAGATGGCAACTAAAAACTGGACTACTGTTGGTGAAACGCAAGGTGGTTCTGAAAACTTCCAAGAAGGTCCTGGTGGTTGGAACTCTGGCACTGGCATGGGGCAGTTTAAATGATAGAAGATTGGAGATATTCTGATGAAAGACTTCAATTGAGAGCATCAGTTTTTCGTGCTTTGCAGCATCATTTAAATGATCATTGTCGTGCCGTATATGAATTTTGCAATGATTGGGTTAACCAAGGAAACAAAAATATAGATAATATTGAACATTACTTTCAAAAGTATATAAAAGAAATTCATCATGAAAATGTTTTTAAATTGGAAAAGTGCTTTAACATCAACTCTAACTAGTTTTTGTTTAGGTGCTAGTTCAGTTCTAGCCGAACCGGTAAAAGAATTCTATACTATGGACTCTATGGGTTGTATGCTCCTTCGAGAATGCACTAAAGATGTCCAACAAGTCTTCAGTATCAATGATATTGCTAATGCTCATCCCAATAGTGATTACGATTTTGTTGCTGATGAGTTCAACAACATGCTCGTTTCCCTTGATCAAATCGGAGTTAAGGTGTTTCTAGCAGATGAAAAGTATTTTCCTGTCGGACATCGTGGGGTTTATCATACCGTCGGTAATAACTTTTTTCTGAATAAAACTTATATGCGTCGTCCTGGTGTTCTTATGTCCGTGATGCGTCATGAAGGATGGCACGCGGCACAAGACTGTATGGCAGGAACGATTGACAATAGTTTGATTGCTATTATCAAACCCGAAGAAGATGTTCCTCCATTGTGGCGTGAGATGACTGAAAGAACATATCCAAAGTCTTCAGTGCCCTGGGAAGCAGAAGCAATGTGGGCAGGTAAGACTGAAGGAATGACATCTGATGCTCTATCTGCTTGTGCAAATGGCAATATGTGGGAGGTTTATGAACCTACACCTTTGACCCGTAAGTATTTGGTAGAGGAAGGTTACTTGAATAAATAATAACATTCCAACTAGGAAACAACCAACCGAGGAGAGTCCTGCGAAACTCTTTAAGTGTTATAATGGTGAACTCTCTGTCGGAAAACAAAGTTTAAACATGTCCAATTTAACAAGAGATGTCTTAATCAAGACAATCGTCGCAACGGAAATGCAAACATGCGACAGTCCTGATTACAGTCAACAATTAAAGAAAACATATCACAAATGGGAACATGAATCTAGTAGTGTTCTCTGTCAAAAATTTAATCAAATACAACATACAAACATTACAGTAGATTTACTCACACCATAAATAACTGAGCCTCACTCTTTTTTAAATGACAGATTCAAACCTGACTAAGAAAGAGGATGCCAAAAAGGAAAATAAATTTGACTGGGCAGACGAAGGTCTGTCTGCTCTAGTGCGTGTTGTTATTTTATCGTGGTCTGCAGCAATTCTTACACTTAATTATGTAACGATTCCTGGTGTCCCGCAGAAAAATATCGATCCGACTTTTATCGCAAGTGTGTTTACTGGGACTTTAGCTACTTTCGGGGTTCAACCTGCAAAGAAAAAAGATGAAGAAACTCCCAAAAAAGAAGTAGATAAAAAAGAAAAAGTTGAATAATAAATGAACTTATTCCTAAAACCACTGAATGATGTGAATGATGTGACATGGAGTATTGTCTGGTGCATGATAATACTCCTTGTCGGTGTTGGATATTACATATATACAATAATGAATACATCATATCAGGAGATGGGAAATGGGAGCAATGATTCCACCGAGCAGGAAGAGTTGTTACAACTTTCGAGTAGTAGAGATTAATCGTGTTGTTGATGGCGATACTATTGATGTCACCATTGATCTTGGGTTTGATCTATACAAGAAAGAAAGAGTTAGAGTTGCAGGAGTTGATACGCCTGAAAAGAGAACAAAAGATGATGAAGAGAAGGCACTAGGTTATGATGCCACGAATTGGCTTAAAGAGAAACTGGAAGGTGCGATTGAAGGAGAAGATGATCTTGTTATTCGCACTGAGCTTGTTGGTGGGGTTGGAAAATATGGTCGTCTTTTGGGGTGGTTATACATTGGGGATGCAGAAGTCTCACTCAACGAAGCAATGATTACCGAAGGATATGCGTGGAGTTACTCAGGGGGCACAAAGTGTAAAGATTTTGAGCAGTTGAGAGAAATCCGCAGACAGCACGGCACTCTTGTAGAGTAATGTAAAGTTTTATGTATGCGTGGGGGTATGGTGGTATAAATAATAGTAGTTATATTTGCTGCTATGAAGCATATCCACCATATTATTCCTAAACATATGGGAGGAACTGACGACCCTTCTAATCTTATAGAGTTGACTGTTGAGGAACACGCAGAGGCACATAAGAAACTTTATGAAGAGCACGGAAATGAATATGATAGGATTGCTTACGAAGCCCTTTCTGGGATGATAAAGAAGGAAGAGGTAATATCACAAGTATTAAGTGAAAGTGGTAAGAGAGGTGGTGCTACTAAAGGTAGAGTTCCTTGGAATAAAGGGAAGAAAGGACTGCAGAAGAACCCCGCACTGGCAGAAAGAAATAGAAATAAAGTATGGACTGAAGAAGAAAAGGAAAAAATAAAAGCAGGTGGAAGAAAAAATAAAGGAAGAAAGCGTCCAGACCTTGCAGAGAGAAATAAGCAACGTAAAGGTCTAAATATTGCAAGAGATGAAAATGGTAGGTTTGTATGATTGATGGTGGAACCAAGCAAAAGAACTTTGAAGAACTTCGTGAAATTCGTCGTGCTCATGGCACTTTAGTGGAATGATTCCTACATTATATGTTTTTGGATTTATTTTATTATTGACTGCCGGAATGATGGCAGTTGGAAATAAAAATGCTAGTATTGGACA